TGGACTCGATTCGTAAATATGCACCACAAGTTTATACGACTCAGAACAGAGCCTTGAGTGCAAATGATTATGAAATACTAATTCCGAATAAAATTTACCCAGAAACTGAATCAATTTCTGTTTTTGGTGGCGAAGATTTAGTTCCTCCACAATTTGGTAAAGTTTTTATAAGTATTAAACCCAGAAATGGTGATTTTGTACCAAATATTACCAAACAAAATATCAAAAGAGACTTAAAAAGATATTCTGTTGCTGGAATTGTGCCAGAAATACTTGATTTGAAGTATTTGTTTATTGAAACGAGCAGTAAAGTTTACTATAACACCAATTTAGCACCAAGCGCATCATTCGTATCAACAAAAATACAGAGAGATTTAACTTCATATGCAGAATCATCTGAATTAAACAAGTATGGAGCAAGATTTAAGTATAGTCGTTTTCTAAAAGTCATCGATTCAAGTCATGAGTCGGTAACATCAAATATAACGACGGTTGAAATGCGAAGAGATCTTCGATTAGCGACATCTGAGGTGGCTGAATATGCGATTGACTTTGGAAATCAATTTCACATCAAGTCAATGAATGGATTTAACATTCGTTCGAGTGCTTTTCGTGTATTGAATATTAATACTGACGTTTATTTGTATGATGTGCCCGACTCAACTAGCGAAAAAGGACAGATTTCTTTATTCTCACTTGATGAAGGGTCATCAACACCAGTTATTCAAAGAAGAAACATAGGAGTAATCAACTATAAGACAGGACGCATCACTTTAGACCCCATAAATATAGTATCAGGTAAAACAAAAGACAATGTTGACATCATGGAAATATCAGCCTCACCCGAATCAAATGATATTATTGGATTACAAGATCTTTACTTACAATTAGACAGGAGTGATGTTGAAATGGTGGTAGATCAAATTAGTTCTGGTCAAGATCCATCAGGATCAACATATACAGTAACAACAAGTTACAAAAACGGAAGCATCATAAGATAACAGATGTCTGAAAAAAGAGTTAAGTTAAATCAGATAGTTAAAAACCAACTACCCTCTTATGTCCAAGAGGATTTTCCTTTGGTCGGTAGTTTCTTGTCCCAATACTATCAAGGACAAGAATATCAAGGTGGGCCAGTTGATTTAATTCAGAACATTGACTCTTACATAAAGTTAAGTGAGTGTGGCAGTTTAGTAAAGTCTACAAATACCACTGCTTATGCCGGAGTTACAACTTCGACTATTTTTGTATCAAACACAACAGGATTTCCAGACAATTATGGACTCATAAAGATAAATGATGAGGTTATCACATATGAAAGTAAGACTGATATAAGTTTTGTTAATTGTAAAAGAGGTTTTAGTGGAATTACATCATTTCGCAACCCTTCAGATCCGGAAAATCTTGTTTTCTCGACATCGACAGCTGAAAACCATGAAAATAATACAACAGTTGAAAATTTAAGCGTATTATTTCTTGATGAATTTCTTAAAAAAGCAAAAAATCAGTTTTTACACGGTTTTCAAAAAGATCTTAACGAAAAAGTAAATAAATCACAGTTTATAAGACAATCAAAAGACTTTTATTCAACAAGAGGTACTGATGAATCATTTAATATCCTTTTTGGAGCTCTGTATGGAGAACAAGTTGATATAATTCGTCCAATAGATGAAGTTATAAAACCATCAAATGCAGATTATCGAAAAACAAGAGATTTTATCGTTGAACCATATGTTGGTAATCCAGAAGATCTGAAAAATCGAACATTATATCAAAATGAGTTTGAAAATATATCAAAAGCGTATGCTCCGGTTGGATCAGTTGAAAAAGTAGCAGTTGGAATAAACACCAATACATTTTATAAGATCAGTTTAGATTCAGGTCAATCAACTCCTGATGGATCAACAAATTTGATATATGGAGATTTCTCAATTCATCCAAAAACCACAATTATTGGTCAAGTTGGTATTGCACAAACATATATTGATGTAGATTCAACTCTAGGATTTCCAAATTCAGGGACTTTATCATTTTTATATGAAAATGGCACTTCAGGTGTTTGCACATACTCGGATAAAACAATTAATCAGTTTTTAGGAATTAACACAACTGGAATTACAACATCCATTTCCGATAATACTGCTATTGATCAAAATACTTTTGTTTATGCTTCTGATGGAGAAAGTGATACTGGAATTCAAGTTAAAATTCGTGGAGTTTTAAACAACTTAATTATTGCACCAAATGTAAGTAATCAAAAAGTTGGATCAAAAATAAAAATTAAAAATTTAGGGCAAATTGGTCAAAATATAAAAGAAAACAATTGGTTATTTAATACAGCACAAAGTTATGTTGTAAAGTCACTTTCAATTATTGATGCAGTCAATAATACTTATAAATTAGTTACTAAAGATGTAAATGTTCTTAGAATTGGTGATAAAGTTACAACTCATGAAACTTTAACTGAGGGAACACAATGGGGCGATAAATTTACATCATCTTTTGAACCAGCAACAAATAAATTATACGTTGTCACAGATGTTTTTGATAATAACACATGTTTAATAAAAGGTAGTGGAATAAATGATCCCACAAAAATTACAAAAGTAAGTCGAAGGATTTCAAAAGTAGATTCTGACATTCATGATAACTTAAATAAATTTACAGCAAATATTCAAAATATCTACATTAAACCAGATGGTGGATTGGTGAAAGGTGTTCCATATTATGGCCCATCACATGAGCATCCCACTAAAGGCACGTTGATGGTTGGGGAGAAACATACATCAAACTTCCATGAAACAATAACACCGATTGAAGGACAAAATAAAGTTTATGTCACATCATCATCTCTTCCTTTTTCTGGTGTCACTAAATTAAATCCAAAAACTCAAAAATTCACTTTTAGTGGTACTTATAATAGAAATGATGAAGAAATAAAAATATCTGATCAAGTTGATCATAATTATTATACAGGAGATGCTGTTTACTACACACCTCAAAAAGGTGAAGTAAGCACAATTGATTCTGAAGGTAAAACAATAAAACAAGAGTATATTATTAGTAGATTATTCGCTGAAGGTTTATATTATGTTAAGAGAGTTGATGCAAATACGGTTAAGTTAGCAAAAAGTCAGTCTGATATTTTTGGAGGTATATTTACAAAGGTTGATCCAGATGGTGGAGTCGATAATGTAACTATTGCATCAAACGATATTGAAAAATACGAATTTAATGGAAAAACGATTGAACCTCAAAAATTAGTTAGAGAAGTTTCACTTCCAATAAATGATTCTCAAAAAGAAAAAACAACTCCCGGATATACAGGAATATTCGTTGATGGAGTTGAAGTATTAAATTATAAATCAAAACAATTTGTATATCATGGAATTTTAGAAAATATAAATGTGGTAAAAGGTGGAGAAAATTATGACATTATAAACCCACCAGTCGTTGCAATCAATGATTCTATAGGAAGTGGAGCAACAGCTGTCGCTGCTGTGAGGGGGTCTTTACAAGATATTAAAATAATCGATTCGGGTTTTGATTATATTGAAGAACCAATAATAAAAATAAGTGGTGGTAATGGGATAGGGGCAAATGCAGTTGCTAAGTTAAACAAAATTCCACACGAATTAATAATTAATGGTGATGGTGTTGGTCTTGGGACTATAAAATTAGATGCTGCTGGAATTAATACATCATCAATAGGATTTACTACCTATCATCGTTTTAGACAGGGTGAGAGAGTCGTATATGACCCTTTGGGGAGCATTCCGATTGTAGGGTTAGCAACACAGGCAACTTATTATGTTTCATCAGTATCAGAATATACCATACAATTACATAAAAATTATGATGAGGCAATATCTGGAGTTAATACAATATCATTTACATCTTATGGAAGCGGAGTTCAATCATTCAAATCATTAAATGGTAAGTCAATTGTAAGTTCTGTTGTTGTCTTAGATGGTGGATCTGGATATGAAAATAAACAAAGATCTTGCGAATCAACCGGAATCAGCACTGCTTTAGATATTGTTAACATACCAAATCATGATTTTAAAAATGGTGAGATTGTAAATTACTCAGTTGATGGAACAGCGATTGATGGTTTATCGACAGATAAGCAGTATTATGTCTCAGTTGTAAACGAAGATCAGTTTAAGCTAGCAGCAGTTGGTGTAGGCACAACCGTTAGTTCTTTTTATATCAATACAAAACAGTTTAATGCATTTAGAAATACTGGTGTTGGTACTCATACATTTAATTACCCTCCAATATCAGTGGAGGTCATAGGTAGAGTTGGAATATCATCAGTATCTGGAAATACGTTTGAAGCATCTCTACAACCTATTTTTAGAGGGGAAATTACGTCACTTCAATTAACAAATACTGGCGTTGGATACGGTGCATCGGATATAGTTGATTTTAATCGAGTCCCAGAAATTAATTTGAATACTGGTAGGGATGCAGTTATAACACCGGTTGTATCTAATGGAAGAATTGTTGATGTGAGTGTTAGTTATGGTGGAACAGATTATAATTCACCACCAGATTTAGTGGTATTGGGAATAGGTTCGGATGCGAGACTCACACCAATAATGAATTCATCTGGAAATATTACTTCAGTTAATATTGAGAGTAGCGGAATTGGTTATGGAGCTACAACCACAACCGTGAGAGTTGATGCATCAGGAAAAAATGCAGGGTTTGAACCTAGTATTCAAAAATGGAGAATTAATAATTTTAGAAAAAATCTAGCAAATTTAAATGATGATGATGTTTTTATAAGTGAACCAACAAATCGTTTGTTTGGACTTCAATGCTCATATGTATATGCAGCTAGAAATTTGAGAAGAATATCTTATGCATCCGACGCTGACGGGAAGGTACTATTTGGTAAAAAAGATTTAACTCTTGTAAATGGAGTGGAGAGTGATAGTGATCAGCACTCACCTATTTTGGGATGGGCATATGATGGAAATCCAATATATGGCCCATATGGTTACTCACGACGAGACGGTGGTGATATTGTTCAGATGAGATCTGGGTATGTTGATGAAACAATTAAAAAAACAAACAGACCTCCTGTTAGTTCCTTTCCACCTGAATTTTTTGTAGAAGATTTTACTTATCAAGTATCAAATGATGATTCAGTCCTTGATGAAAATAATGGAAGATTTTGTGTTACACCTGAGTATCCAAATGGAACATATGCATATTTCGCAACTCTTGATTCGACTGCTGCTTCAGACGGTATATTCAAAAACTTTAAGAAACCAAAGTTTCCTTATTTAATTGGTGATAAGTACAACTCAAAACCAAACAAATTTAATTTTAGTCGAGTTTCAAATCAAGAAGATTTTGATGTCAATAACATAAATGCAACAAGAAACACATATGCGTTAGCAGTTAACAAAGATTTTAGTGGTTATGATTATTTTACAGAGTCTTATAAATTTATAAATCAAGATTCAAATATAGATTTTGTTACTAAGGGGGGAGTAAACTCAGTTGGTATAACTTCTGGTGGAATTAACTATAAAGTAAATGATAAATTAGTATTTGATCCAAACGTAGATAATGCTTTTGAGGCAAGAGCTAGAATATCAAGATTAAAAGGTTCAATATCTGAAATTAGTATATCTAAAGAAACCATATCAGGAGTTAAATTTTTAAGAACATTTGGGAATGGATTTGTTGGCATCGCGTCTACATCTTTAAATTTACAAAATTCTGTAATCGTAAATGTTGGTGGATTATCATCAACAGCAACTGATCTGATAGGGCCACAAGAAATAGGAATAACATCGACAAAACTTATTCTAACTCAGGGCATTGGAACTGCAACTGCAACTGGCATCGTAACTTTTCTTCCAGTTAGTGGTGATTTAAGTAGAATAAGAACCAATGATAGATTTAAAGTTGGAGTTTCATCAGAGATAGTTAAAGTTTTAGAAGTTGATGATTTATCAAGTAGAATTAGAGTTTTAAGACCAGTTGAATTCGTAGGAATTTCACACACACAATCAACAATACTTGAAGAAATTCCAAGATTATTTACATTTAATTCTTTCCTTGCAAGAACTCCCCAAAACAAAAGGGATTTGGAAAATGAGGGTCTTTTTCCAACAAGAGAGGAAATAGAAATATATTTCAATCCTAGAGATTCAATTGGAACTTCCCATGCTGATCCAGATAATGAAACTGGAATTGGAAATACAATTACATTCAATAATCCCGGAGCAGGAAATACTACCATAATAATTCCAAGAGGTTCAATATTTTTACCAAATCATAGTCTTCAAACTGGCGATATAGTTAACTATGAATTAAATGGTGTTAATGGATCAGAAACCGCACCTAAAGTAAAATTCTTTAGTGCAACTCCAACAGTTGATACTACCGTTGGTATTGGTACTTCATTATTTGTGATTAGAAAGACAGATAATTTAATTGGATTATCAACTGTGAAAGTTGGAATCGGATCTACTGGTGTAAGATTTGGATTGGGTTTAACTGGCACTCAACCTATTTTTGAAGAAATACAATTTTTAGATGTTGGGATTGGATCGATTCATAGTCTCAGATTAAAAAATTCAGACACTATTTCAGGAAATATTACAAGAAATGTTGTTAACGTAGTTGGAACAGGTACTCATGGTTTAAAAACAAATGATATTGTTTACATGGATATCAACCCCGGTATCAACACAACAATCACTGTCAAGTATAATAAAGTTCGTCGTAAAGCAATATTCAATCCTCTAGATTATGTGGCTGCAGGAATCAAAACAAGCACTTCTAATGATGGAGTAAGAGATTCAATAAACATCAATGATCACAAATTGTTAACAGGCGATAAAATAATTCATACTTCAGATAGTCCAATAGGTCTTGAAAATAATAAAGAATATTACGTTTATGTTGTTGATTCAAATACATTAAAATTTGTAGAGGAGAGATACATATTAAATCAAGATTTTCCAGATTTCGTTGGTCTAACATCTACTGGAGATGGCACAATAGCATCTATCAATCCACAATTTGCATTCGTTAAAGACTCAAATGCCATTTTTGATTTAAGTGATTCATCTTTATCATATACGATTAGTGCAACATCATACCCCGCATTTCATTTTGATTTCTTTAAAGACATTAAATATAATGAAAAATATGAAACAAGTGGTGCTACCGCATCATTTGATGTATCAAGAACTGGTACAATAGGAGTGACAGGTGATGCGAAAGTAACACTTAAAGTAAATCAAAATACTCCCTCCAATCTCTATTATAAATTATCACCTGTAAATGTTGCTGATAATTTAACAGAAAATAAAGATATAGTAATTGATGATGAAGTGTTTAATCATAATAATATTGCAACTTATGAGAGTGGTTATAATGGTGAGGTTAATATTGTATCTACTGGATCTACAACATTCCAATATGAAATAGAAAGTGAACCGGAGTTTAATTCTTACTCTGCATCAACATCAACACTTAATTACGCAACGATATCCACGAGTGCGTATGGATCAATTGATCAAATAACAATCACTGAGCCTGGTGGTGGTTATCAAGTTGTCCCCGGAATTACGACAATCACATCTGATGTTGGAAGTGGTGCAGTGATTGAAGTATTTTCATCATCAATCGGTAAACCAACAAAAGTAAGTATTGAAAATATTGGATTCGATTATCCTAGTGATAATACTTTAAGACCTGAAGCTTTATTCCCACAAGTTTTAAGAATTACTCCTTTAAGTGGATTTAAATCAATAGGTATAACATCATTCGGAAAAGGATACAATCAAAATCCAAGTTTAGTTGTTTTAGATGGTGTAACTAAAAAACCAATAACAGATGCTGATTTAAAATATAATCCTGAAGAGGAAATTGTTGAAATTTTAGAAAATACAGAATCCTTAAATGATTCAACACCAACATTGATTCCGATTGGAAATCCAAATGGTATAAGAGCAAAAAATGTCACTTATGATAATTCTACTCAAGAAGTGACAGTGACAATGAAGAACACTTTCAGTGGCACATTAAATGCCATAGGTGAATATATTGATCCGTTCCCATTTAGCGTCGGTGATAAAGTTCTCGTTGAAAATGTAAGTGTTGGTGTGGGATCTACAGCATCTGGATACAATTCATCTGATTATGACTATGCTTTATTCACACTTACGAAAGTTCATCCTAATTATGGTGGTGTTGGAATTGTTACCTATAGTATGGCAGAATTTTTGCAACAAAACACAGAGTTTCCCGGTATATTTAACGCAGTAAAATCTAATGCTACTTTAGTTCCTGAAAAATATTTTCCACAATTTGATGTAAAATTACAACCAACTGATTTTAGAATTAATGATGATATTCAATCGGTAGATAGTTCTGGAACTGTTGTAAAGGGTGCAGTTTCCGCATGGAACAATTCAAGTAAGTATCTTACTGTTGAAAGTAATAGAGAGTTTGAAATAGGGCAGATAATTGAGCAAACAAAATTTAGAGGGGAAAGGGGTAGTAATAATGAATATACAGCTCCAACTGGTGCGAAGGGTATCATCAAAGAAAAAATAAAATTTGAAACAAAATACGATTTAGATTATTTTTCTATTGTTGACAATGGATGGCAAACTAGAACAGGATTCTTAAATGATGAGATTCAACGTGTTCATGATAATGATTACTATCATGCTTTCTCATATTCTGTAAAATCAAAAATCCAATATGATGAATGGAAAGATATTGTTGGAACATTAAATCATACAGCAGGATTTAAAAAATTTGGCAATCTTCAAGTTGAATCTAAACTACCAAATGAAAGGTTTGATGATTTAATAGTTCGTCCAGAGAGTGTTGTTACAAAATTAGTTGATTTAATAAGTGTAGAGAGTCTACAGTCTTTTCATGATTTTGATTTAGTATCAGAAAATTATGTAGAAGGTTTTGAAAAACCTTTCTCTGACGAGTTTAACTTTAAATCAAGAATACTTACTGACTTCTCTGAATCGGTATCGAATAGAGTTGTCACGATTGATGACTTCAGTAATCTATTCAATAATAATCCAAGATCAACACCTTATGCAGATGTTTATCGAAATAGATTATCTGACGGTAGGACACAATTCTTTGTGGCTTATATTCAAGATAGGTTATTTACTGGTGAAAGACAGATCATGATTGTCAACACTTTACATGATACTGGTAAAGGTGTATCAATGATGAATCAATATGGATCAGTTGAAACCACTTTAGATTTGGGAACATTTGATTATGTAATAGATGGTATTGAATCAGTTCTTCGCTTTTATCCACATAAATCTAGAATCAATGATTATAACGTGGTGTTATGGTCATATCAAATTGACACAAATCAATTAGGTGTCTCTACAACCAATGTTGCTACGGCAACCACATCTATTCCAGCAGAACCATATGATCCAACAACATCTGAAGGATTAAATGGATCCCTTGTGAGCATTCAATCTACATGTGTGTCAGTCGCTGGTGGTGCTGCAGGAACAGTATTCACACTCGCTGGTATTGGAACCACAGTTTCTGGACATAGATCTGCAAAACTATTTGTAAGTGTTGAGGCAAGTGATGGTAGTGTTGAATACGATCAAGTAAGTGTAATTCATGATGGTACAAATGTAGGGTTCCAAGAATATGGTCAATTAACTGTTCACTCAAGTGACGCATATTCATCAACTGGTAACATTGGTACTTTCTTCCCATTAATGGTTGGAAATGATCTTGTTGTAAGATATACACCAGACGCAGGATTAACAACTGCCTTTGTAAATGCAACTGCAATTGGTATTGCGACTGAGGGATATATTGGTATCGGTTCATATGATATGGCTTATGCGGAGATGTCTGCACAAAGCACAGGTATCTCGTCATCTGCAACACCAGTTCCTGTTGGTATCGCAAGTTATAGTGATGCTTATGATGCTGCGTATTGTATTGTTCAGATTGCTGATAAGTTGAATGGAAGTTATGAATTAGCAGAAGTAATAATAATTGATGATTATACTGATGATGATAATGTATATCTTACAGAATTTGGTAATGTTAAAGTTGGAACAGCATTTGCTGGTCTTGGAACAATTAGTGGAAGAAGGACAACAAACAATATTACTGAAATAACATTTGTACCGAATGCGGGTATTGGAGTTTCAATTACAACATTCTTGAATTCATTAAGAGTTGAAGAAAACACTGAGTTACTACCATCCGGTGCCACAAGAGAGGTTGGTGGTGAGGCTGTTAAAGACTTACAAAATGCTTCAATGGAAAGTGGATTTGCAAACTATGAGGGAACTGAATCAGCAATCAAGACTAAGTTTGCTCTAGAGCATAATGAAGATCCGATATTTAAAAAACCATATGATGGATCAGGATCTGAAGTTGTTAATGTCACTGCCAATACGATTACATTACCAAATCACTTCTTTGTAACCGGTGAAGAAGTTTCATATGCACACACAGATAGAAGAACTGGCATTTCATCTGCAATTGGCATAGCTTCAACATCATTCCCTGCTCTTGGTATAACAACCACTTTATTACCATCATCACTCTTCATTATTAAGAAAGGAGAGAATAAAGTTCAATTAGCAAGAACTGCTCAAGATGCTTTGAAAGAAGTTGCAGTCCCTCTTGATCTAACTCATGTTGGTATTGGAACATCTCACACATTCACATCTAAGAATGCAAATACAAGAGTATTAGTTGCAATTGATAATTACCTTCAGTCACCAATCGCAGGAACATCAGTTACAACAACTCTTGATAGATCAATCGACAAATCTCAAGATGTCATACATTTCTCAGGTATCACTTCATTCTTTGGTGCTGATAATGTTCGTGTAAGTAGTGGTAATACAAGCGAGGTGATGAAAATATTATCTGTTGGTATTGGAACAACAAATGGTATTAAAGTAAGAAGACAAAGATTAGGTACATCAATTGCAGGATTCCCAACTGGAGCATTAGTTGAGAAAATACGTGGTAATTATAATATTGTTGAAAATGAAATTACATTTGCAGAGGCACCTCCCGGAAAGAATCCAATAGGTTCAATTACAAATCCTCCTGATGAAAGAGACTTTGTTGGTATCACAACATCATCAAGTTTCCAAGGAAGAGTGTTTACTCGATCTGGTATTGTTAACGGAACCACAGAAACCTACTCTACAAATCATTTGTATGATGATTTAACATCAGACTTTAATGGTAAAAATAGACAGTATGCACTTACTGTAGATAAAGCTCAGAAAACTGGTATTGCTACAAATAATGCATTGATATTAATTAATGGTATATTACAAGCACCCGGATCAAATGGTGATTTCACATTAGAGACAGTTGGTTCTGGAACAACAATCACATGGACTGGTGCTGCAAGTTCTGTAGCGAGGGATGTAAACACTGCAGGAATACCTGTTGGTGGAGTAATTATATCTGTTGCATCCACAAGTGGATTTGGATATCAACCATTAGTCTCTGCTGGTGGAACTGCTGTGGTATCATTAGCAGGAACAATCAATAGTGTAAGTATTGGTAATACGGGTTCTGGTTATAGATCAGGTATTCAAACTGTATCTGTAGGTTTACAAACTGAGGGATTTGATCAATCTGGTATTACAACTATTGGTCTTGCTAATGTCACTGATGGTCATGTAACTAGCGTAAGTATTACTAATCCACAATTCTTCTATAAACCAAGGGACATTTATAATGTAGGTTACTCTTCAATTACTGGTATAACAACTATAACCACTGCATTTGCACATAATCTATCCGTTGGTAATGAAGTAGTTGTATCTGGTATTGCATTTACTTGTGATTACGCTCCAGCTGTCGGAGTTCAAAGTGCAAACTATGATAATACAACTGGAATTATGACAGTCACTACATTAGCTGCTCATGGATTATCTACAACTGGTAAAAGTAGTGATGTTATATTAACTGGATTAGCATTTACATGTGGACTTGGTGCAACAGTCAATCACATATATCCAAGAAACAGAGATAGATTCTTTGATACTGCAATATCAGTTGCATCAACAACATCAACCACCATTACATTAGACGTATCTAAATCTCCGATTGGTCAACAATATACTCACAGATTCATAGGTGCTGCAAGTAGTGCTGTAATACAAGGCGGTGATTACTCTCACACATTCCGATATGCTCTTGAAAATGCGGTGACTACTGGTGTTGGAACTCAATTTACACCAACGAATGCAACATATAATGCATCAACTGGTGTGTTTGTTATATCAATACCTAATCACGGTTTATCTACAAATGATACAGTTGGTATTGGTACAAGTTCAATTGTATTCTCTTGTGAGATGGATAATTATGGAAGTGATCATCCATATCCAAGACCAACTGATCCGATAGCTGGCATTCAAACTGCAATTACTGCCGTCACTACAAACACCATTACACTGAATGTAGGCAAGTCTGAATTGAACTTCTATGACGTGTCTGATGCTTCCTACGCTGCTGATACAGGTGTATTAGTGTTAACCATAGGTGCTCACACATTATTACCCGGAAGAAGTATAAAACTGAAAAAAGAGTCTCTAAGATTTACATGCTCTAAGAATAACTATGCTACACAACACAAGTATCCAAGAGAAGGAGATCCATATTTTGATGGAACACCAGTCGTAGGAGTTGCAAGTGCAACTCAATTTACAATTAATGTTGGAGTATCAACTGTTCCAACACAATATGTTTCTGGTGGATTTATTCAACCAGCGATTATTGCACCAAGAGCAAATAATAATTCAGCAAGTGGTCAAGATGTAGCATTTGATGGTGCATCAGTAATTAGAGTTCTAAGTGCTACAGAGTTTGAAATTAATAGTGGTATATCAACAAGAGCTCACCTTTATGCAAGAGGTGGTAGAGTTGACCAGTTAACTAAGATAGTCATCGATGACCCTCTATCATATAGTGATTTACAATTAATTCATAGCACATCTAGTCCCGGATTTGCTGGATCTGAAGCAAGAGCAGATGTCGTTGTAAGTCAAGGATCTACTGTAATGGACTTTAAGATTACTAACACCGGATATGGATATGGTGTTGGTGAGATACTAACATTATCATTAACAGGATCTGCTGGAATACCTACTACTTCAAGTTTTGTTGATACTCAAGAATTTAGAATTACAATCAATGACATATCAAGTGATAACTTTAGTGGATGGTCAGTAGGACAATTACAAGTATTGGATACTTTCCAAAATTTATTTGATGGATCGAGAAGAACATTCCCACTAACTGTAGGTGGAGACTCATTATCAATTCAGGCTAAACCCGGATCACCAGTTACAGTTCAGGATACACTATTTGTATTTGTCAATGATATACTACAAATACCCGGAGAATCATATACATTCTTAGGTGGTAGTAATATTACCTTCGACGAAGCACCTAAATTTGAAGATACTCTTAAAATACTATTCTATCGTGGGACAGGTGGTGCAGATGTTGTTGACAGAGATATTATTGAGTCTGTTAAAGTGGGTGATGATTTGACACTTGGTTATGCAAGATCTCTTAATCAAGAAAGTTTCTTACAAGAGCAAACAAGAGGTGTTGTTGAAATAACATCATCTAACTCAGTTGATACAAACACATACAATGGCCCCGGTGTATTTGAAGATACTAGAGTTTATAGACCTATTGTTTGGACTAAACAAACTGAAGACAAAATTGTTGAAGGTAAGATAGTTCATAAAGATAGAGATCTATATAAGGGAAACTTATTCCCAACTACAAACTTTATTCAAACAGTTGGAGTTGGCACAACAGTTGCATATGTAACCGGTGTTAGACCATTCTTTAATGCTAAGAATGAGAATAATGTATCTACAGAGTTCCAGAAAAATATTGTTATTGTCAATAATGTTGAGAGACTAGCAGCTGCAGCGACTGCAATCGTATCTGCTGCTGGAACAATATCATCAGTTGCAATATCAACTGGTGGTAGAGGATATGATAGTGCACCAACTGTGACAATACAAAATCCAGTTGGACTTGGAACCACTGCTCGTGCAGAGGCAACTGCATCGATTACAAACGGTGTTGTCACAAGTATTACTGTTTCAACTGCTGGTACAGAATACAGTGATGCAACTCCACCAGTTGTTCTTATCGGTGCTGATCCTGTTCTTGAAGAACAGAACACAGTTATATCATATAATGGTGATCATGGTATTATTACTGGTATTGGAACTACATCTTTAGCTGGTGTTGCCGTAACTGGTATAGTATTTGATTTAGTGATTCCAGCGGATTCATTCTTAAGAAAATCTGAGTTTACACAGGGAGCATCAGGTTCGGGTACGAATAGTGGTATTGTTACATCTGGATTAAATGTTGGTGATTTCTTCATTGTAAGTAATTCAAATGTGGGTCATGGATTAACATCACTAAATACTGATGGCAGTGCTGTAGGTGTTGGTACAACTTACATTGATAATGTTTATCGCGTTGCTCATCGCACACTTGGCGTTACAACTGATGCGATGGGATTTGGTTCTACAGTTGTTACACAAGTTGTAGTTAGTGTTAACAGTCTTAATGGTCTAACAGGATTAGGTCATAGCATGTACTTTGGTGATTATAGTTATGGTAAATTACAGTTGAATGATCGAAACACAGTTCGTTCTTATCCAGTTAATACATCTAATGGGGTTACTGGTATATTGACAGGGCCAATCGTCAAGAGAAAGCAATTCTTAAAAACTCAAAGTTATTCCACATAAATAAATAAAAAAATCTCAAATGGCAGCTATAATTACTGATCAGATAAGAATATTAAATGCAAAGAATTTTGTTGCAGGGGTTTCAACGTCTACTAATTCATATTATTCTTTTGTAGGATTAACAGATCCAACACAAATTCAAACAGATTGGGATGATGATCCTCCTTCTCCAATTGATAATTTTACAAATCATAATGACTTCTGGGATACTGCGATTGCTTTAAAAAAAATAAATGCAACTGATGTCAAACAAGTAGTTAAGAAGAACTCTTGGACTTCTGGAACAACTTATGACTATTATAGAGCAGATTATAGTATAACTAATCCACCAAAACATGCACAGGGTACATCATTATATTCTTCTAATTACTTTGTTTTAAACAGTGATTTTAGAGTTTATATTTGTTTAAAGAATGGAACAAGTCCTGAACAACCAGACGGCAAACCATCATTAGATGAACCGACTTTTACTGATCTTGAACCTAAGTCTGCTGGTACAAGTGGTGATGGATATATTTGGAAATATCTTTATACAATTAAACCATCCGAGTTAGTTAAATTTGATTCAACAGAATATATGCCAGTTCCATCTGATTGGGCAACAGGAGCAGATAATTCTGCTGTTAGAGACAACGCTGTAGATGGTGGTTTAAAAGTTGTTGTTATTCAAAACCGTGGTGTTGGATTAGGAACTGCAAATAGAACATATACAAGAGTTCCGATAAAGGGTGATGGTAGCGGTGCTGAATGTACAGTTGTTGTAAACGCAGATCAACAAATTGGATCTGTTGATATAACAAATCAAGGATCGGGATATACTTTTGGAACTGTTGATATTGTGGCTGGTGGTTTACCAAGACCAGATTCATATCCACAACTTGATGTAATTATACCTCCAACTGGTGGTCATGGATCAGACATCTATAAGGAATTAGGAGCAACAAACGCACTCGTGTATTCTAGAATTGAAAATGATTCAGAAAATCCAGATTTTATTACAGGTAATCAAATTGCAAGAATTGGTATTCTTGAAAATCCAAAAGCATTTGGATCATCATCAATACTTACATTGGATAAAGCAAGTGCAGCGTATGCAATGCGTCTTACTGGAACTGGTTACAGTAGTGCCACATTCACTCCAGACGCTATTATTACACAAACGACTGGCACTGGTGTGACTGCAATAGGAAAAGTTATTAGTTATGAACAAACCACTGGTGTTTTAAAATATTGGCAGGATCGTACCATGGCTGGATTTACAACTGTGGGTGCTGCGACAACAACTCCCATTTATGGATTTAACGCTGATAGATTCACAGCAGATATATCAGATGGTGGAAGTGTAAATATAACAGGAGGAAGCATTTCTCTAGGTATTAACACATCTTTCGATGGTCTATCAACCTCGATAAATAATAAAACATATTATCTTGGTCAAACATTTACAAGTGGTTTATCTAATCCAGAAGTTAAAAAATATTCTGGAAACATGCTTTATATTGATCATCGACCAGCAATTACACGTTCTTCTAACCAAAAAGAAGATATCAAAGTTATATTACAGTTCTAATAACTCATGGCTCAAACCACTAATTTAAACGTATCGCCATACTTTGACGATTTTAATTCAGACGACAACTACTATAAGGTGTTGTTTAAGCCTGGATTGCCCGTTCAAGCAAGAGAGTTAACTGGTTTACAATCTATATTACAAAATCAAATTGCTAAGTTTGGTCAGCATTTTTTCAAAGAAGGATCAAAAGTAATACCCGGAAACACACAATATAATGATAATTTTGATTGTATTCAAATCAATAATGAATATCTTGGTATAACAGTACAATCATATGTTGATCAATTACTAAATCAAAAAATAATCGGAGCAACAACTGGAGTAAGCGCGACAGTTGTGAAAATATTAAGTGCAGAAGAATCAGAACAAAACACCCTTACACTTTATGTTCAATATGAATCATCTGGTGACATCACAACTGATTTTGATGATTTTGATGATGGCGAAAATTTAATTACAAATATTGATATATTATCTGGAGCAGAAAATAGCACCTTCATACCTGCTGGAGAGACTTTTGCAACTACTATATCCTCTAATGCAGCAGCTACAGGAGCTGCTTTCTCAGTGAATGAGGGAGTTTATTTCATCAGAGGAAATTTTGTAACTGTAAATACACAAACCATAATACTTGATCAATATGATAATATTCCGACTGGTAGAGTTGGATTAAAGATTTTAGAGGAAACAATAAATTCGGACGAAGATCCAAATCTTACAGATAATTCAAAAGGGTTTAACAACTTCGCTGCACCGGGTGCAGATAGATTAAAAATATCATGCACTTTACATTTCAAAGATTCAGATGATTTAAATGATGATGACTTTGTTGAATTAGCATCATTTGTAAATGGTGATGTTAAAACACAAACTACAACAACTCAATATAATCTTATCGCAGATGAACTAGCAAGAAGAACTTTTGATGAATCTGGAGATTACATTACAAAACCATTTTCAATAAAAGTAAGAGAGTCTGCAAATAATTTAGTTGGAAATAATGGTGTCTATCCTGACGGTGGAGAAACAGAAGATGGTGGAGAGGCAAGTGATGAATTAGGTTTATATCAAGTTTCTTCGGGTAAAGCGTATGTAAAAGGATATGAAGTTACCAAAACTGGAGTGGAATTTGTAGACTTTGATAAACCAAGGGATGTATTAGAACTTAAAAATCAATCTATACCTTATAAAACTGGAGCATCATTAAGATTGAATCGCGTGTTAGGAGCTCCTGAAGTTGGTGTTGGTAACACATATATCGTGAGTCTTAGAGATCAAAGATCAGGTTCTCAAAGCGCAGCTAATATTATGTCTGCTCCCGGAGAGGAAATAGGTTTAGCAAGAGTATATGATTTTGCACTTGAGTCAGGTTCCTATAATACGTCGAATGCAAATATTAACGAATTTGATATTTCATTGTATGATATTCAAACATTCACAAAGATTACTTTAAACGCTAATCATACACTCTCAACTCCTACTTTTGTTAAGGGAAAGTATAGTAATGCTACAGGATTTTTAAGATCATCAATATCAGCGACAACATCTCTACAGGTTTATGAAACATCGGGAGAGTTTATTCCAAATGAACCATTAATATTTAACGGTGTTGAAAATTCTCGCGTATCAGTCGCAATTACAAGTTTTGGAGTAAGAGATGTTAAATCATTATATGCTGGCCCTGATATGGATCCGATTGGATTTGGTAGAACTTTTACAGGTGATGTTAAATTAAAAGATGAATTTGTTTTAGGAAATGGACTTTTAAAAAGATCTGATCTAACCACAGGATTAAGCACAATAACAAGTTCAAATTCACAGTTTCCTGCAAAGTTGAAAGTCGGAAACATATTGAAATTTGGAGCAGGTAATAATGACCCAAATTTTGCTAGAGTTACCGCTGTTGGAACAAATGATATAACTGTCACTGGTATAACAACAGTATCGGGAGTATGTGATGGTGGTTTAGTTATAGGTGATCCTACGACTGCTGAAACGACACTTTCAGATCTCACATTAGTGTCAAGTCAATTTGAAAAATCAGATGATAATACGCTTTACACTCCAATGCCAAAGAGTATAATATCTGACGTTATATTAGATAATGCAACTTTATCGATAAGGAAAGTATTCAACGTAGCAATAAGCGCATCAACTGATGAATTATCAACAGCTGTTCAAGCTGGTGACAATGAAACATTTTTACCTTTTGATGAGGAAAGATACAGTTTAATACGTGCAGACGGAACAACTGAACTTCTTACTGATGATAAATTTACTTTTACAAATGGTAATGGAACACTTCAAATAAGTAACATAGGATCAGATTTAAGTGCTAATCAAGAAGCAACCTTAGTTGCAACTTTAAATAAAGTAAAACCAAAAGCAAAAGTAAAGAGAAAAAAAGAGGTTAATTCTATATTAGTTGATAAATCAAAATTATCAGGATCTGGAATTGGAAATACAACTTTAAATGATGGATTAACTTTTGGAAGTTATCCTTTTGGAACTCGTGTGCAAGATGAGAAAATATCACTTAACACACCTGATGTATTAGATATACATGGAATTTTTGAATCAACTGATACAAGCGATCCATCTGCGCCAAAATTAACATTGTCATCAATAAACACTGTTAATGGAAGCACCACAGATTTATTAGTTGGTGAGATAATAGAAGGAAAAACATCTGGCACACTTGCAATTTTTGCTGAACAATTATCAGATTCTCAGATATCATGCATTCCAGTTAATGAAAGTGAATTTATTGAAGGAGAACCTGTATTTTTTGAAAGCTCAAATGTTCAAGCAGTATTAAACACTGTTGATGTTCCTTCAAGAAACATATCCGCAGACTTCACATTTAATACAGGACAAGGAGATACTTTATATAATCATGGATTTGTAACAAGAAAGAGTGGTGTAGATGCACCATCTAAAAAAATAAGAATATATTTTGCAAATGCATTCTTTGAATCTGATGACACTGGAGATATCACCACTGCAAACTCTTATGATGATTTAGATTTCAAACTAGATGTGCAAACAGTTAATGAATATCGTAATACTGATTTAATTGATATCAGACCTAGAGTTTCTGACTACACTGTTGCTGAGAGTGATAGATCACCTTTAGAATTTTTAGGTAGATCATTAAACGGATCAGGAAATTCAGCTGCAAATATATTAGCCTCTGATGAATCAATCACTACTGATTTTTCATTCTTTCTAGGAAGAATAGACAAATTATGTCTAACAAAATATGGTGGTATTGTTTTATCTCAAGGAACATCTGCAGAACAACCTGAACCACCAATTTCGGCTGATGATTCTCTAGAATTAGCAACCATTACTCTTCCACCATATCTTTTTGATGTTTCAGAGGCAAGCATGTCATTCTTGAAACATAAGAGATATAGGATGAAGGATATAAGAGATCTTGAAACAAGAATTAAAAATCTAGAATACTATACTTCACTTACATTACTTGAGACAACAACAGCGAATTTATTTGTCCCTGATGAGGACGGATTAAATAAATTTAAGTCAGGATTTTTTGTTGATAATTTTACTACTTTTCAACCACAAGAAAGTGAGATTCCAATAAAAAACAGTATTGACTCCACAAATAAAGAATTAAGACCTTCACATTATACAAATGCAATAGATTTACAAGTTGGCCCTGTTGAAGCAGATACCATTTATGAAACGGGAGCTCAACCTGAAGGTGAAGGTATACGAAAAACAGGTGATGTAATCACACTTGATTATGATGAAGTTCAGTACCTTAGACAACCTTTCGGAACAAGAAGTGAAAGTGTTACTCCCTTCTTACTTAATTTTTGGGAGGGAATAGTAAAATTATCTCCCGGCAGTGATACTTGGGTAAATACCGTTAAAGTTGAACCCAACGTATTTTCGATTGAAGGAAATTTTGAAGATACTATAAGAACTGCTGAAAGAAAGTTTGGTGGTTTTGATCCACAGAGTGGTTTAACAAGCACTATTTGGGGTGGTTGGCAAACCCTTTGGACAGGTACAAAAACTAATTCAAGAGTTAGAAAAAGAAAGGAAGTAACATCAAGAAGTAAAAGTCGAAGAAATAGTGGTAATAGATGGAGAGATGTTGAAAAAACAACTACAACTACTTTCCAAGATAGATTTACTGACCGTTTTAAAACAGGAACATCATCCAGAGAGGGTTCAAGACAACTTATCACAGAGCAATTTGATCGAACATCATTAGGTGAAAGAGTGCTTAGTACTGAAGTTACTCCAACTATTAGATCAAGAAACGTTTCTTTTGATGGAAGGGGATTCAAACCACAATCAAGACTTTATTCTTTCTTTGACGGAGTAAATGTTACCAAGTATTGTGTTCCAAAATTAATTGAAATAGAAATGGTGTCAGGAACATTTAATGTTGGTGAAACAATTACCGGAACAGTAAAATCTGATCCAAATGTATCATCGGAAACACCTTACATTCAATTTAGAGCCGCAGTTCCAAATCATAAAGAAGGGCCTCATGATACACCAACAAGAGTTTATTCGAGAAATCCATATACCGATACTCAAGTTGCAGAATTAGCTTTAGAAACTTTTGCAGGTAATGTGGGTCAAGTTTTAGCAAACTCACAAGGAACAACTGCAGTGGTGCCTAGTGCATATTCATCAACTTCAACATTAGTTAACGTAGATATTGTTTCTCTTGCAAATCAACCGCAGGGTGATTTTTATGGATATATCCAAGAAGGAATGATATTAAAAGGTGGAACTTCAGGTGCTGAAGCAAAAATAACAAATTTAAGATTTATCACTGACTTTGCTTCAACAATTCAAGGTAGTTTCTTTATCCCAGATCCTAACAAAAATACAAATCCCACATTCCAAACTGGAGAAAGAGCTTTTGTATTAACAGATAGTCCTGCAAATGATCCTGAAGAGATGACAACTCAGGGTGCAGATATTTACCACTCAAGTGGGTCGATCAACACAGTTCAAGAAAATGTAGTTTCAGTAAGAAATGCAAAAGTTGTTGTTATTGGAACTGAGGAATCTAGATCTGTATCACAAGAAGTTGGAACCACTGTTGAAACTGATGTGATCGGAACTGATACAACTGAAAGAATAGTAGCAGAAGGACAGAGAAGATCAGGTGGTTCAAGAAGAAGGAGAAATAAAAGACGACCAACAAAGCCAAAAAATGGGGTTTGCAAAGCTAATGATAGAAAATCGTTTAACAAGTGCAAAAGACCTAGTAGTAAAGCTGGGACAAGAAGAGGAACTCAAGGTGGATTTGGTGGTGGTACAGGTAATCCGACTAATAGAAGAGGATCTGGTTTTTCAAGGAGAAAAAAAAGCAAAGGTAGCAGCGGAGGATCTTCAGGAGGAGGATCAAAGGGAGGAGCAAGTAGTAAGAGAGCTGGTAGTAAGAATAAGAGAGGATCTGGAATGCGCGGAAGACGCGGAAGGAGAGGTGGAAGAAGAGGTGGAGCAAGAGATCCTTTGGCACAGTCATTCTTCGTAAGCGAACAGAATGGTATCTTCTTAACAAGTTGTGATGTCTTCTTTGAAAGAGTTGATGATAATGGTGTGCCTGTATCAGTTGAATTAAGAACAGTTAAACTTGGTTTACCAACTAATGAAGTTGTTCCTTTCTCTCAGGTTAATTTAGATCCAGATCAAATTACAACTTCATCTAATGGATCTGTTGGTACTAAATTTACATTTGAATCACCTGTTTATCTTGAGGGTGGAGGTGAATATGCTTTAGTCGTTCTTTCTACATCACTCAAGTATAGAGTTTTTATATCACGAGTAGGTGAAAACGATTTAGTTACTGATGAATTTGTTTCAAATCAACCATTACTAGGGTCATTGTTTAAATCACAAAACGCATCTACTTGGGAACCAAGTCAATGGGAAGATCTTAAGTTTACTTTAAACAGAGCATCATTTGTTGCAGATGGTTTTGTTAACTTATATAATCCAATTTTATCAAGAGGAAATTATCAAATTCCTAATTTGATGCCTGACTCACTTCGACTTCATTCAAAAAAAGTTAGAGTTGGTTTATCGTCTGCATTTGGTGCTGGTATTCATCCAACATTAGGAAATACGATATATCAACAAGGATCAAATGTCACTGGTAATTTAGTAGGAACAGCTGGTGCTGCGTCTGGAAGTATGAGTCTCACAAGGGCTGGTATTGGATATACATCAGCAAATGCTTCTGTTGCTTCTCGTGATGGCACTGGACATACCGTGGCAGGAGTTGCTTTATCAACGATAACTGGAAGCGGTGTAAATGCAAAAGCCAGCGTTGTCTATAATGATGGAGCAGTCGTGAGCGCAACAATTACATCTGGTGGTCAAGGATATCAAGTTGGTGATTTGTTAGGAATTACTACTGACTTAGGTATTAATGGAAGATTATCTGTTGTATCAATTGCTGCAACTAGCGAATTAATTATTGATAATGTTCAAGGTGCATTTTTGACTGGTGCTGGAACGACTCTGATGTATGGAACAGTAGATGGCGATGTCGGATCTACTAAAGCAGGAGTTGGTAGTGCAATATGTGGTAATGGTGGATCTGTCGGTGCAAATATACCTGATGATACAATTATATCTGTGTCTGATGGTTTACATATAACTGTAAATCATAAAAACCATGGTATGTATCATGAACAAAACTTAGTCACCATATCTGACGTGTCACCTGATTTGACTCCTACTAAGTTGTCAGTTCCATACAACAACAGTTCAACAGATCCGATTACTGTAAATAACATTGGTATTCTCACAACTTTTGAAAATGTTGCCGTTGCTGCAACGAACCCCGGATATGTAAAAGTTAAAAATGAAATTATTAAATACACTGGTGTATCAGCATTCTCAGGTCAAGGCACGTTAACAGGTGTGACACGAGCACAAGATTCAACATCTGCTCAAAATTACATAAAAGGTGATCTTGTTCAAAAATATGAATTGGGTGGTGTATCATTGCGTCGTATAAATCGAACACATGATTTCAGAGAGGTCACTGAAACTAATCCTATCACACTTGATTCTTATAAAATTAAATTAGACATGGGTGAGCAGGGAATAGGAAGAAGCACATCAACTGTTTCAAGTTACCCAGCTTTATTCCTGAATCAAACTAAATCAGCTGGAGGATTTAATATTCACGCAACACAAAATATGCCATTTGAAGTTATCACACCAATGATTCAAAATATGACTGTTGCAGGAACAGCCCTTGGTGCAGAGGTTAGAACAGTAAGTGGAACAAGTATAAACAATGGTTCGGGTGAGGGAACAGATGTTCCATTTATAGTTCAACTTGGTGAAACTCTCTCTATAAATGAAATAAATTATTTTGATACTCCAAGACTTATTGCATCAAGAGTTAACGAAACAAATACATCAACCATAAATGTTTTGGCAGGAAGTCGTTCATTTAATATGACTTTGAATCTCTTCGCATTAAATAATCGAATTTCACCTGTGATCGACACAACAAGAATGAGTGCGATTCTTACAAGTAATCGAATTGATAATGTCATTACTGATGTTACTGAAGATAATCGAGTTGATACATTACTTGATGATCCATCAGCAGCTACATATGTCTCAAAGGAGAATACTCTAGAAACATCTGCAACATCATTAAGAATTATTGTTGATGCTCATGTCAGCGAATCTAATGATATCAAAGCATTTTACGCGATAAGTGAATCGGAGGGATTTGAACCTATATTCAGACCTTTCCCCGGATATGATAATTTAGATGAAAATGGTAGAGTTAAAACCAATGATAAGAGTAGTGGTAGACCTGATGCGTTGATACCAAAATCAGATGAAACTGGATTCATACCAGAAGAACTTGAATATAAAGAATATACATTTACCGCGAATGAACTACCATCATTTAAATCTTTCAGAATTAAATTCTTGATGACAACTACCAATCAGGCATTCGTGCCTAGATTGACAAGTCTAAAAGTGATTGCAACTGCCTAATGGATTACGTAAAAGTAAAGGATAATGAGCATTTGATTAGGAATACTAAATCAAATTGCATCATCAATACAAACAAAGCTGAGTATGAGGAGTATCTTACTCGTCGTAAACTCAAAAAAAGTGAAAAAAATAAAGTTGTTAATCTTGAAAGAGATATATCAACCCTTAGAGATGAAATTACTGAAATCAAAGATATGTTAAGGAGTTTGGTAAATGGCAACTAAGAAAATTACATTTGATCCAGAGTCTGGAATAGCATATTCATGTGACTTAATTATGAATGTTGGTGCAGATTTTAATGCGAAGTTTAATATTGTTGACACAGCAAATACTGGATTTAATTTTTCTACAACAAACTCTGTCGGTGTGAATACGGTTAGCGGATGGACAGGATCATCTCAAATGACAAAAAGCACAGCAATTGGATCGACTGCTTTTCCTGTAGCTACATTCACAGTTGGTATTGATACAACAGCATCAAGTGGATATGGACTAACAGTATCTTTAGGTTCAACAGATACTAGAAATGTTAAGGCAGGTAGATATGTGTATGATGTTTTAGTTGGATCTGGTGCAACAGTGTATCGAATTATAGACGGAAACATACTCGTAAGAGGTGGTGTATCTTCTGCACCCTAAATATGGATAGAGGTATAGTATAAATGGCTCAACCATCAAGTAGATCAACATTAATAGATTATTGCAAAAGGCAATTGGGTGCCCCATTGCTTGAGATTAATATTGCCGATGAGCAGACTGAAGATTTACTAGATGATGCGATTCAGTATTTTCAAGAGAGACACTTCAATGGTGTCATACAAACATTTTTAAAGTACAAAGTTAGACAAGTAGATATTGATCGAGCAAGAGGAAGGGGTGGTGATAATGCAGTGGGTATTGTAACTACAACAACAAGTGCAACTATCGTTGGTGTATCAACTGAATTTTCGTTTGAGGAAGACAGTAATTATTTACAGATGCCTAACTCTGTGATTGGTGTAAATAAATTATTTCACTTTGATGGCGCAAACACTGTAACAAATAATATGTTTAGTGTAAAATATCAGTTATTCTTAAATGATATTGCTTTTAATCTTGGATATGCTGGTATCTTAAACTATGCAATGACAAAAAGATATCTAGAGGATATAAACTTTGCACTTACAACTGAAAAACAAATCAGATTTAATCAAAGACAGGATCGACTATACATGGACATGGATTTCTCAGCCATGAGTGTTGATGATTTTCTTGTAATTGATTGTTTTAGAATTATAGATCCAAATGATCACACAGGTGTATATAATGATTACTTTTTAAAGAGATATCTAACTGCATTGATGAAAAGACAGTGGGGTCAAAATTTAATTAAGTTTCAGGGTGTTAAATTGCCGGGTGGTGTCGAACTAAATGGAAGACAAATATATGATGATGGACAGAGAGAATTGGATATTATAAGAGAACAGATGTCAAATACTTATGAGTTACCACCACTCGATTTTATAGGATAGTGATATGGTTCTCAATCCCTTTTTTCAGCAAGGATCTACTAATGAGCAGAACCTAGTTCAATCTCTTATAAATGAACAACTCCAAATATATGGAGTCAATGTTCATTATATGCCAAGAAAATATGCAAATAGCAATACAATAATCAAAGAAGTTATTGAATCTAAATTTGATGATGCGTATCCAATTGAAGCTTACGTTGAATCTTTCGACGGATATGGAGAAAATCCCACACTTTTATCAAAATTTGGTATTCAGGCAACAAATGAATTAACACTTACAATATCAAGAGATAGATTTGAAACTTACATCTCACCTCTGATGAAGAATGAGGCAGATGTGAGAATATCAACTCGACCTAAAGAGGGAGACTTAGTTTATTTTCCTCTTGGTGATCGTTTATTTGAAATAAAATATGTTGAGCATGAGCAACCATTTTATCAATTAAAAAAGAACTACGTATATACTCTTCGTTGTGAACTCTTTCAATATGAGGATGAGGTCATTGACACTGGTATTGATGCAATTGATGATACACTCGCAGCAACAGAAGGTGCAGATGGTGAAGATTTCATTATTGGTGGAACACAAGTATTAACTTTGGTTGGAACTGCATCGAGTGCGTCTGCTGTAACTACGGTTATCAACGGTGGTATTCAGTTTATTGATATCACAAATCGCGGGCGTAATTATACATTTGCTCCAAGAGTTGCGATATCATCAGCACCAACAGGTGGAGTTACTGGTATTGCTACCGCAAATCTTCGTGGCGGAATTGTTGTTTGCACTGGTGCTGCAGATCCCGGAAATCAAGTTGCAAGTGTTGTACAAAGTATAAACTTAGTAAATCCCGGATCAGGATATACAACAGGCCCTGATATTCAAATATTTGGTGATGGCGTAGGTGCTGCAGCCACCGCAGGAATGGCAAACGGAACTATCGGTATCGTAACGATTACAGGTGGTGGTTCTGGATATACAACAACTCCAACGATAACATTTACAGGATTATCAACAGTGTCTGCTGCTGCAACTGCAATCGTATCTACAGCAGGAACAATTAGTGCAATTCATATTACAAATGCTGGTGCTGGATATACAACTGTACCAACAATTGCAATCGCTCCTCCAGCAGCTAGTGATGCTGTTGGCAACTTCCAATTTAATGAAGTAATCACCGGTGGAACAAGTGGTGCGACTGCAAGAGTTAGAGATTGGAATAGCACTACAAGTGAACTTAAGATATCAAATGTAGAAGGAGTATTCATACAGAAAGAGACTGTGACTGGTGGAACATCTGGCGCAGTTCATACGATAAGAGTTATTGATCTTACTAATTTTGATGACGGATTTGGTGATAATGATAACTTTGAAACAGAAGCAGATTCAATATTAGACTTCTCAGAAGGCAATCCTTTTGGTCAACCATAAATAACTCGGTATAGGTGCAAAAATGTTTGAGTATTTTTACAACGAAATATTTAGAAAGACGATTATCTCTTTTGGTACGTTGTTTAATGATATCTCCATTAAGCATGCGGATTCTGATGGAAATCAGTCAGTCACAAAAGTCCCACTCGCATATGGGCCTATCGGAAAGTTTTTAGCAAGATTAGAACAATCACCAAATTTAAATAAATCAGTCGCGATGACATTACCAAGAATGTCATTTGAATTTACTGGTTTGACATATGATCCATCAAGAAAGGTAACAACGACACAACAGATAACAGTCAAAGATCCCGATACAGACACTAACACAAAAAAAGTGTTTATGCCTGTACCTTATAACATGCAGTTTGAACTTAATATTATGTGTAAGTTAAATGACGATGCCCTACAAATCGTTGAACAAATCTTACCATTCTTTCAACCATCATACAATTTAACTGTCAATCTTGTATCAGCAATAAATGAGAAAAGAGATATACCTGTTGTATTAGAAAACGTATCTTTTCAAGATGAGTACGAAGGTGATTTTACTTCAAGAAGAGTTTTATATTATACAATGAGATTTACTGCAAAGACATACCTATTTGGCCCTGTTTCTTCTGCAACCTCAGATATTGTCAAATCTGTTTCTGTTCGCTATCTCGCTGGTGGTGCGAAGAGCACAGAAAGAGATGTTACATACTCAATTAAACCTAGAGCTGTTAAAGATTACACTGGCGATATTGTCACCAACTTAACAGAAGATATTGATGCAACACAGAGAACATTTACTGTTGATGACACCACAAATGTTAAGGATGAATTCTATATTGTTATAGATAATGAAGAGATGCTTGTTAAATCTATCTCTTCATCCACCAGTAAAATTACTGTTGAGAGAGGAAAAGATTCAACACTTGCTACTTCACACGTTAGAGGAACTGACATTAAAGGCATTGATTACACAGATACTTCAGATGGAGAAGGTGTTGATAGTGCTGTCATTCCAATGGGTGATGACTTCGGATTTAGTGGTACTATCACATGAAAACATCAAAATTTGACGACCTGAACGATGCGTTCAATGTAGAAACAGATATTGTTCCTGCAGAGACAACGAAAGTTCAAAAAAAGGAAGTCAAATCAAATGATGATCATATTCAAAAAGATTACGAATATACAAGAGGAAATCTATACAGTATTATAGAGAAAGGACAAGAAGCAATAAACGGTATATTAGAATTAGCACAAGAAAGTGAAATGCCAAGAGCATATGAGGTTGCAGGACAACTCATCAAAAGTGTATCTGATGCAACTGATAAGTTGATGGATCTACAGAAAAAACTCAAAGATGTAAATGAAGAGGAGAAATCGAAAGGGCCATCTACAGTCAATAATGCTTTATTTGTAGGATCAACTTCTGAACTATCAAAGATATTAAAGTCTGGACTTAATAAGGAGAATAAATAAATCAGGGAGAGGAATCCCGAAGTAATATT